TGTCCAGGAGATTTACGATTAAGAAACTTTCCCGTAACCATCTCATTATCTCTCTTCTTTTGAAGTTCGATTTTTTCTTTTAACGCTGTTTTAGCGCTAGATACAGCAACATTTTTCTTTACTAATACAAGTTCATGATCGTCTAATTCTCGTAGAGGTCTCTTTAATTCGACCTTTTTCTCTGCAAGTTCAACCTTTAGTGACTCTAATTCAGCTCTTGTTTTGTCGATATCAGTTTCTAAGTTTTCTAGTGTTACTTGATCGGTCATAGATTCCTCTTGTTTTTCTTTTAGTTGTATAGTTTTTATTTTTTTTTGTCTCGACATATTCACCTGTATTATAAAAATGGGAGGATTTCTCCTCCCACCACACTTGCACCCTGAAGGGGAGATGCTCATGTTAATCTATTTAGGGATAGGTCTGAGATGAAGTAATTGCTTTCCATTCCCATACATCCACTGTACTTCCGATGATTCCCCCAGTCGTCGCTGAGTTTGTTCCATCGCCTGCACCAATTAAAATACCACGTGAACCAATATTTTGCTTAGCAAAGCTAAGAACATCTTGGTTAGCATATGGTAAAGGAGCTGGTGTCACATTAAATGCTTGAAAATTATTAATATTGCCTTCGCCCTGTGGAACCATAGTTGGAAAACTAAATGGATATCCAGCAGATAATGGCCAGTGTCCTGGATTTGTTGCCGCTCCTGAACTTGTAGCAAATACACCAAAATTGGTGCTATCTATTGCTAAAGTAACAGTCTGAGTGCCCACTGCATTATTAGCAGCAATAACAGTTGCCTGAAAAGGCAATCCACTAATGCTATTAGTAAGTTGTGGAACCCCAAAAATAGATGGCATATCAAATGTTACCACATCACCAACATAATAATTTTGTTGAACTAATGTAGTGACTACCATTGGATTAGCATTGCTTATTTTAGCAATAACTCTATTTGCTGGGTAAACACCATTTGAAGCTGCAACATATGCATTGCCAACCTTCTGAACAAATCCAACTGAAGTTGTAGCACCTGTGCTATCTAATAAAGTTGTAAATGTTGTAGTAGAGCCAACTGCCGTTACAGTCATATTAAGTCCACTAAATTGTGGAGCACTAGTCAAACCGTAAACTCTTACATTATCGCCAACTTGCAAACCGTGAACGGCTCCAGTTGTCCAAGCAGTTGTTGTGCCAGGAGTAAATGCAGACACAGCCACAGCAGCATATGCCGCTGGTGAATAACTATTATACAATGTAAAGCCGTTGATACTTGCAATACCGTTATTAATCGGCGCTAAAATACCAGAAACTGTACCGTTTTGTTTAATAAGTGCTGTACCTGCCGCCATATATCTTGGGAAAAAGTCAGCTTCAACAATCCGTGTAGATGTCAAAGAACCTGCAACTCCGCCAGCCGTAACACCACTTCTTGTCAAATTTAACAAACGAAATTCATCAATTTGGTTTGGTATTGGCAAGAAAAAAGGAGTAGAAGCTACGTTTTGAAACATGCCTGTAGTAATTTGTGAACTCATATACTACCTCCTTATAGTGCTACTGCAAGTGTGCAGCGTAGGTTAATAATCCATGAAGTATTCGTAATATTGAATACTTGCGCCATTTTCCAACCAGCAGTTTGATAGAGTCTCAATCTAGGAGAAGCTATCTCTGGTGGTGCATAGATGAATTGAGCAGAATATCCGTCCAAGTCAACCATGTCGTAAGATTCTTGACCAGGGATGAAGATGTTATATACATCTTGTCCGCCAGCAGAAGCATTAGGCGTTACTGATCCAACAGAAGAGAGTAAGAAACGCAAGTTTCTAACTGTTCCCCATTCGGACTGGAGCAAATTAGATTGATTAGCGTAGTTAGCTACGTTAATAAATCCAACCATTTGATCCAAGTCAGCACTAAGATTCGTATGGCCTAGACCAAAGAATGCTGTACGTACTGGAGCTGTACCAAACTTCAATTCACCTTCGATCAAGTCCATAATAAATTGAGCATTAGCTGTACGAAGTAAACGTACTGCTTTTGAGCAATCCAATGGAGAGATGTTGGTTGGATTGTCGCCGTTTGTACCAGATGTACAATTTATCGGAGGCGCGCCACCTTCCATCATCGATCTAGCCAATTGATCTTCTGTTTCACGAAGAGATTGACCTAGGACTGAGACCGCAGAATTTAAAACTGGATCTTCGTTAATGAGCATGCAAATTGTTACTCTACATATTATTGTAGGGACATATCATTTCTGTATGTCTCTCATACTTTCATATGAGATCAGACTATCGCTTCACCTTCACAGGTGTCTCGGGGCTTAGTCGTTGCGGCTGCTCCAACAGAATTAAGATCTTTACATTTTAAGTAATAGAACTCTCTTCGTTGTAGTTCGGTTTCAAGTGTTCCTGCCTTTTTATTCTGGCAAAGAACCCAACCATTACACATTTCCTTTATAAGAAGAGCTTGCTTTTTCTTAACGATTAGATAAGGAAGAATCATATCTATACACTTTATAACTTCTTCTCTTTTCGTTATTCTCCATCTATAAATGAATTGGTTAGTTGGTCTATCTTTCCGAACGCCTTCGTCATATATCCATCCGCATTGTAATGTATTTAGAAGAAATTCCATAACTTCCCTTTCCACCATTCCCACTCTTATCATTGGCGCATGCAAAGGTGCTGTTCTCGCCTGTTGTGGTCTGGTTTTGGTTATACATATAGATCCTTCTCCATCAATAATTCCTGCGCAATATGCTATACGAAGCGCTTGCCTCTGGTTGCCTTGCATAATTTACTCCTTATGTTTGTTCCGCATAATACTAACATAAGACGTAATTTATGTTTAGGTTTTCCAAGTAATCACCTAAGATTTATAGCAGGCCATCTCTCAAAAACCTGCTCTTGCAAAATAATATAGGTACCGTCATTTACCTATGCAGCAAGAAGATTGGCACGGTTATTGAACCAATCGATACGCGCATCAATATCTAGAGCAGTCAGTTGTTGAGCTGCTGGGTCTACAATTCCATTGCCTAATGGCACTGGAGCTGTTTGCAAGTTTTGGTATCTACGTCTACGTAGAATATCACCAGCTTGTTGATCCATTGTGATTGGGTAGCCCATAGTCGTATGGATCAAGTCTGGCATAGGACGAGCGAGCAATTTCATCGACAGTTGTTGTTGTACACCTGGAGGTAAAATGCTTGTTGTTGTTGGGCCTGACATAGTTTTCGCCTTATGTTAAGACGAAGACTACCGTCGAGCTGCGGCCATCGTTTCTTTCCAGAGAGCATTCCGCTGTTCCTTACTCATCGTTGAATTGGATAACTGAGCGGCAGCTGTGACAGCTTCGGAGCGAACTCCAATACTACCAAGTTTTGGCTTTGCTTCTTTCTCATCGACTCGTTTTTGCTCTTGAGATATAGGTTTTTCTTTCACTTGAATATCTTTTTGATATGCAGTGCTTTTTTTTATTAGATTATATACCTTTCTCAAAGGATTAGCGGCTTTTTCAACAGACTCTAGGTTGTCTTCGTCACTTTTTATATATTTTTCAATATTTTCAGCTGTGACGACCTCTTTAAAATCAGGAAATTGAGCAGTTATTTCAAGAACTTGTAGCTTTTGATCCTTTTCAGCTAGTTTTTGCTCATAACCAGATAATTTTTTATTTACCTGATTAAATGCTTTAGCAAGTTTCTTTCCATCAGGGAAATCCTCTTGTTCTAACTGTCTATAATCAAAATCTTCTTCAATTGGTTGCTGAGGCAAAGCTTGTTGTCGTAACTGCTCTTGCTCATTCTTCCACTTCTGTTCTTGCTTTATTTGCCAAAGTTCCCTTTCGAGGCCCTCTTTAGCTTTTCGAAGCTCTGCAAAACTTTCTTGCGGAGACTTCTCATGGGTTTCGACAGCCTGAGTTGCGACTTCAGGTATTGCGCTTTCTGTTTGGTCCATGCTTTCCTTTGAGATTGGCGATTTCTCGGTTTGCGCCATTTGGATTTGCAAATATAAAGTTCGCGAAAATTCTACATTTGATAAGGTAGATATAAATAATATTAGAATTATTAGCAATTTAAAATTTTAAGGATATGTAATGACAAATGAAATAGAGACAATGACATATATGATTGCTGCAGAGAAAATGAGTAATCTTTTATTTACTATCGAGAATACTATGGAATTTCTTGAAGAATATAAAGTGAAGCCGGATGATGCTGTGAAAAATGCTTTGAAACCGCTAATAGAACAAATGAAGAGATGGTTAGATTGAAGTAAAAATTAAAAATGGTAGTAATACAATAAAAAACAGGAAAAGACTAAGCAAGTAACCCTTGTACGAGATAATCAGATTCCTTTTCTAATGTATCTTTCACATACTGTTTTAATTGAAATACATATTGAGGATCAAAGTTTTGAGAGTGAGCTAGGATGTACTTCAGAGTTCCTCTACAAGGTATATTCCATTCTGGAGTAATTTTACCTTCTTCTACTGACCAAAGAAAATGTTCTTCATTTTGATAAGGACTTGGCCTTGTTCTTCTACACATTGGATAAATATGCAATGCATTAGCAGTGTATGGCTCTTTTCTAACTATTATGTGAATATAATATTTACCAGTTACACCCTTATCATGATTAGCCTGTACAGCGTCTTCTATGATATTCTTAAACTTATCTAAAACAGGCTGTAATGTTTCACCAACCTCTTGATGTCCCGTCATTTCACGGGCTTCTACCATCAATTCTCCATAGGTTTTATCGCTATTCTGTACCATTATACAACCTTAGCTAACACATGTGCTTCTTCAACGATTAAATACTTTTCGCCTTGATAATCTATTGGCATTGATCCATATGATCCAATCACAACAAAATCATCTATAGAAAGCTTCTTAACTTCATCACCAACTTCTACTACCTGATATTTCCAAGGTTCTGGATCATTTAGTAAAAGTACAGATTTTTTAGATGTTTCTTTATGTGCTTTAACGAGCACTCGTTTACCTAAGGGAAGAAGCATTATTTATCTCTTATTTAATCATTTTTGAACCACCAAGATACAAAGATCTATTACTATTGCTAGATCCTTGTTGAGGGTTCTTTATATAACCAGAAGGAACTGTATGAAGACCTGGAAGTTTTTTAATCTTTGGTGGTATCATAGTCATTTTGCATGCTCTTTCATGTGTTCATGGGCTTTATGAAGATCTTCTTTAGTGTGTTTCTTAGGATGCATGTGCTTCAAAGTTTCTGCTAAATGAGCACGTTTTCCTTCTACTCCACCTTTTTTCTCAGCAGCTTTAATCTTTTTCATGGGAATCTTCTTTCCTTCTGGAACATGAAGTTCTTTATGTAACGCTCCAGGATGCTTAATAGCTTCTTGTATCCACTTCTTTGCCATCTTAATTCTCTCTTTGCTTTTTAGCTTGAGGACTGTATGACTTATCTATTGCAAGTGGGGGTTTACCTGTGTTCTTATAACGTGGCTGCTCTGTACTTAACTCTCTTGATTTCGGAACCATCGGTTTAGATGCTTCTGAAATTATCTTAATTCTAGACATGGGGTATCCTTAAAATTAAAGAAATAGATAAACCGATCAGGAATCCCCAATCCAAAGTTTATCTATATCTAAATTATTTATTCATCATCTTTTCACGAGTATATGGACGCTTTGCTAGCGACGCTTCATCGTGACGATCAATTTTTTCTCTCACTTTTTCATATGAGTTTGATGCGCCTGCGGGTGGTTTAGGATCATGATATTCTTTAATTTTAGAATAATCAGGTCCGCTATTTCCTTTACCCTCATGACCACCCATAGATGTGTTTTTATGGCTGTGTGACATTTGAAACCTCTTGTTGTTTAATAACATTTTCATCTTGACGTTTTTGTATATTTTCTATCAATGAAAATACTTTAATAAAATCATCGACGTGCATAGATTCGACTTCTTTTGCAGTTTTTACTTTATCGAGCATGGTCATAGCCTTCATATGCTCGGATTCATTGTATTTCGTCATCATAGATACTTGTTCAAGTCTTCCCTTCATCCCTCTCTCTTCTGCAAGGCTTCTATCACTCATTGCTTTGGACTGTAGGGATTCATTAACAATCTTCTGATTCTCCATTTGAAGCTGAGCCATCTGTTGTTCTTGCTGAGACTTCTGCTCTTGTTGTTGTTGAATAGATTCCATGAGCTTATCTTTGTCTTGGATGTCGAGATCAACAAGCACTTGGTCTGGAGGTATTGGGAATCCATCTTTCCACAAGAAGTAACGCTGACGAAATGCCAATTGTTTAGTTGTATCTGTAAGAGGAGCATTTGCTACGACTGCATCATATTTTTGGAATGATTTATCCCGGAACTCATTCGTTGGTTCCTCTTCAATCATTTTTCTGACTTTACCAATGGTATAATTCTTCTGAATAAGAGCCCAATGCAAACGACCTGCATTCCTTTGCGATAAGTCAAGATTATCAAACAGCTCTTGGAGCGTCGTGAGCGCAGCGCCTTGGCGTAGTTGCTCAGTGATACCCACATCAGAATCCTCGGCTTGCCCCAATAATTCAGGTGTAACACCGGCATTGCTCTGTATATCCATTTTAAGTTGTTCAGTAACATTAAAGTTAGCTGGGTTAATATTTGCACCAGGCTTATCAACTAACGACTGCAATCGCCCTTTCTTAAAGAATCTGACCTTACCTGGCCCTACTTTAAATGCATCTCCATCATCAATTAAAGCATCCTCTTCGACGTCCACTCCACTAAATTGTGCCGCCAATAAGTCCATTTCCAGTTGTTTGCGGTAATTATAAAGATACTGACTGTCCCGAATATTCCTAATAACGCCCTGATAACGGAAACTATAATTATTGTTAGCGAGATCGTGATAACCCACAAAAGGTGTAAAAGGATACATATCAACGCCCAAAGGATTTGGACCATTGTAAAAACATGTATTATTAACAATAATAGCAAGGTGTACGGTAGGGACTTTTTCTTTAACAATTACAATCTCCGGGAATTGCATCTTTATTTTATTTAATTCATCTTTACTGAAATCCACTTCCGTAGACTCATATGTCTGCGGGTCTACTATGAATGTAGCCATACGTTCTGTTTGATACCAATACTCATCATATGCAAGAAAACCTTTACGTCTGATATTGTATTGTTGTGGCATAAACGTGAACTTAGTATCAAAATATGCCTGATCATTTAAAAGCTCTATGTCTTTTTCACGACCTGGCAATAGCTGTTTTACTTGCTCTTTATGCAAGTATTTTCTAGTTCTGATGAACTGACAATCTGAGAGATCCTTTTCTCGCCAGAAAGCGTCCATCATAATCATGTCAGCAGAGAAACACTCAGTCCTTAGATCACCACATATAGGATCTTTTCTATAGTCTATCCATGAATGCAGTAAACTTAATCCAGTTATACAGGATTCTTTAAAGCAATCGGAGTATTTATTATAGGTATCATCAGAATAATAAGCAGATTGTACAGCTTTTGTAGCTTGCGTTGCTGTGTGACTACTAGATCCATGTACGGGTATCATTTGCGTAGCTTTGCGATGCTGTCTTTGTCTTCCAACTACCATATTAAGAACTGGCATAGCTACATTGAATATATATTTTTGATGGTCATAATTTAGACCAGAATAAAGATTTAGATAACGTTGATCACCCAAATAAACTTTACGATCTATTAACTGCTCCCAAAAATATAACTGCCAAGCTGATAGATTCTGTTGATAACGAGCGTCAGCCTCAGCTACAACATCTGGCTTTCCATCTTCGTAAAAGCTTTGGTAAATATTTGGGACTACTTGAGAGCGTTCGAGCATGCCGCTAGTCATGTCATAATCCTTGTATAATCTTTTATTTACACCTTATCAGAGTTACTTATTATCGGCCACGAAAAGGTTGCATTACAACTTGATTGATTGGAATTGGCTTTGGCCCGTATCCCGCATTTGCTTTGAGTTGGTTAAGTTTTTCCGAGTTCATTGACCCAGGACCCCGACCAAACTGAATCCTTGCATTAGCCATATATCTGATCGAATCTGATGCGTGACTAGTCCAATCATGCAACGGTGCTTCTGAATATGCTTGAGTCTTTTCGTTGAATTTCTTGTGGTAGTTTTCAAGACATTTTATCAAATGTAAACATTTTGTTTGATCTATAAATACTATTGAAAGCATTGATCTTACCGCTTCAATCCCAATCTGTATGTCCGACTCTCTTTGAAGAATTGTCGTCTTGATACCAATTTCCCACGCGATATCCTGCAATGTCCTCCCTGTCTGGATGGAACCAGAACCAGCATCATGAGGAAGATAATGAATACCATAAACGTAGGGTTTATTTTGAATAACCTTAGCATAGTGAGCTATTCCTTCTCCTTGAGCTTCATAGAAGTCGATGATGCGTACTTCCCCTCCCACTTCTTGCCAAAAAGTAATTGACGTACTGTCACCGTATCCAATATCCCAAGCCGTGTGCACTGGAGATCTTGTTTCGTATGAGACATTACATATTCTACTTTCTTCACGAGCTTTCTCAATGAGACGCCCATAATAAGATCCCTCAACTCCTCTGTTAAAGGAACAATAGAATTCTTGTTGTATGTGCTCTTCTGAGACACCTTCGTCCCGCATCTTCTGTATTTCTTCATCATTCAGAACTCCAGTTTGATTAATAGGTAATATTTCACAAAACCAATCCTTAGAAGTGCGAGCCATGTTTACTAAGTCGAAAAAATGATTTTTTCCCCTAGGAGTAGATATAAAAAGAGCATAACCTTTGTTAACATCAAGAATAGGGCGAAGATAATCCCATGCTGCAGGACTTTGGATAGCGTATTCTGAGAATATAATAATTTTAGGATTAGAGCCCACGAGAGAATCAATGTTGTCAGATCCAATAAGCTGATAAAGAGAACCATTATTAAACCTTATTTTCATTTCTTGTCCATTCTTGGACTCGACTAATTCTTTTGGAATGTAATCAAGGATACGCTTTCCATCATTCGTGGAGCTATCCCAGATTACCTTTTTAGCTTGAGAGTAAGTAGGAAGTATATGAAACGCAGTCCAGCCAGGGTTAAGTAGCAACTGCAATATGCACCAATTAAACGCAGTAACATCCTTACCACCTCTTCTATGTACTACCCAAACAGCACGCTTTGTACCGCTATTTAGAGCTTCTATTATCTTTAATTGATATGGTCGAGGTTGGAATGTTAGCGCCAATGGCAAGGTCATGTGGAACCATTATTGTGTAAGTTGATTGTTTAGCTCCATCTTCATCTTTTCTTAAGGATGAATCAAATGTTTTCTCTTCTCGCATGTATTCATTTATGTCGATATCATAGTTACCAATATGACCTCTATAAATAGAACTATCTAGAGTTTCATTTTGTGAAGCTTTTAATCTATTAATACCGATTAATTCTTTTGCTTGCATGAATAGTACACGAAATTCTTCAGTTTCTCTAGACCAATTTCTTAATATTCCTGAATGTAAACCAATGCTGACAGCAAACATTGGAACAGTGAGAGCGTCGGGGTTCGTTGCTGCCCAATTAACCATATCTTGACCAATTTTAATGCGATCATATTCTTGAGGTCTACCCATTACTTAAATTCCATGTGTATTTTTATTTGAATTGAGTCAGGTTCACCATCAAAATTCTTCTTGGCTTCTTCTATACATTGCAATATATATTCATCTTCTACATCGATGCAATATGGTTGATAAACAAGAAATTTTTGACGATACGTTCTGTGTTCGTCTTTTAGTACTATTGTGAGTTCTGACATGATTTAGATATAATACTAAAATATTTACATGTCAACTTCTGAATGTAAATCCGCTTTACATTGATCAACTTATCTTCAGATATTCTTCTAACGATTGCGGAATAGCCGTGATAACAACATTCCATCCACGATTTTTAAATAAAGTCAAATGTTTCAGCATAAATCCCTTCTTACCTATCACCTGAGAAAGAAATTTAGCATCTTCAGAAATGGGATAAAATGAGTCCTTTCCATATCTTGATTTATGATTTACTTCTATATTCATCTTCCCTCTTCAAGTATTTTTTTTAAAACTACAAGATCTTGAATAAGCTTATCAATTAACACGTTTTTCATCTTATTCTCTTTCTCTTTCATTTGCTCTTGAGGAATAATTCTAAGCATTCCCGTAATCATAGCCATTCTGTCCATAGTGTTTTTAAGCTCTTGAATGTCTAACATTATTTCTTATCCTCTTTTATCGATCTAACTAGCATCTCATGTAATTTATCAATTCTTAAACCTTGACTCTTCATCTCCGATCTCAATTCTTTAGAAAAATACCAAGCAATAGCTAATACAGTAATAATCGTATGCCAGTTCATGTTTTCTAAAAAAGTTACGAAGTCCACTATTTTCTCTCTTTTAACATTTGAATTTTATTTGTGATGTATGTTCATCCATTTTAGTTTCTAATTTATCTAATCTTTTCCCTAATTCTTTAATGCTCAAAGACATCTTGTTGATAGACCATAGTATAAGTGTTGTAAAAGCGACCATCAATGCAATGTTAACTCCTATTATTATGTAAAGTTGTTCTATATCCACATTGTTTTTCTTTCTTTTTATCTTGTATCAACTTTGAGTCAACTTGATGTTGTGTCAATGTTGAGTCAACCACTAATTTTTACTAATTTATTTTCAAGAGCTTTAATATCTCTACGTTCCTTTCCCCGCTTCTTATTCATATAGATACTATAACAGGCCAAACATCTTACAAATTTATCTTCATGTTTCAATCCTTCAGGATAATTATAAGAAACGGGAAGAACAGGATTTCT